TTGTATTTACATATCCATTACATTGATATCTTTTACTTGTTACAGAATTACCATCAGGGTCGTTATGTGTAACTGAAGTATCACAAAATACTTTATGTGCATAAAATGTATCTAAATCTAAATCATTATCTGAAATAGATTGACCACAACCATAAACTTTATTAGTTAAATAATCAGCTAAACATTCAGCTGGATTAGTTGAATAAGTTCCGTATAATGTTCTTTGAACAGTTTGAGGTACTTTAGCTGTAAAATATTGTTGCCGACCTACATATTGATAAGTAGGTAAAGTGCCTTGAGAATCTGCAGCTGTTTCTGTTCTAAGTTTTCTTATACCCATTTGACTTACACCATCTGGAGATAATGGAGGAAAAGGAGCGGTAGTTAAAGACCCATTAAATATATCTGCTAATCTTTGCCCATAATCTTGTTCACTATAATTTGCATAAATGCCGCCTGTAGGAGTAAAAGGTATAGTTGTTAAATGGGTATAATCTTTTTGCACAACTCCATGAACATCTGTATAAATATATTCAATATAAACCCTCTCATCATGATTTCCAGCAACATTGTCTGAATTTGAACTACTATAATTATTTCCCCATTGTTTAATATGTATTGAATTAGTTAATCTTTTACCATCATCAGGTTGTGTTACACCATTACTATCTACATAAGAATTAGCTGTAAAAGTTCTAAGAGTACCATTATCATTATATTGTTCACCAACTTGAATAAAATCATATTCTACTTCACCTCCAGTACCTAAACCAGGGGGTGTTGCACCTGCTTGATATTGTGCTAAAGTTATTGAATTGGTTGCCCCTAATTCCCCTAAATCTATAATATTATATGTTCCACCAGGAACAAGTAATTGTCTAGGAACAGAATAACTAAATCCACCAGCATAATTATTTACCCAATCCCAAAGTTGATTACCTGAAAAATTTGCAAATTTAACTGAAGTATCAAAAATATTAGGATTAGCTAAAGACCCTTGTACAGTTGTTGTTGTTGGTGTTGGGCCTATTAAAGCTGGAGCCGAACTAATTGTTCTAATTAATTTACCTTCAACTTCAAAACCTAATTTACTAGTTAATCCTGTAACATTATCTTCTCTATCATAATTTAATTCTACATATACATATGCAACATCTGGTAAATGTCTATTTTGTGATCCTGAGTTCCATTTAGAACTAAAGGTTTCCATATCTGAACATCTTCCACCATCTGGGTATTTTACAATTTTTAAATTATCATTTAACCAGCTATCAGTTCCGCCATCAGCATGAGTAGCATTAATAACGTTGCCAGCTAAGTCAAAAGATAATTCATAGTCATCCCAATATATACCACTATTAGTGCCATAATTAGATGTACCTATTTTATTAATTGGGCCTTCACATAAAGCAATAATAAAAGCCATTGTTTTATTATCACTAGTTATATCTGCAAATATAATAGATCCATGTATTTTATCTTGACCATAAACAACAGGAAGTTTATTAGATGGATCTGAAGGTATTCTTTGTTTAACACCTGGGTCTTTACCTGAACCACCACCGCCCTCAGAGCCTGGTAATTCAGGGCCAAATAATTTTTGTGTAATATATGATACTGCAAGTGATAAAGCAAATCTAAGAATTGCTCCTTGAATTGTTTGTGCTGTAATTGCCCCTATAATAGGTGCCGCCGCTGCCATATATTATCTCCATTCGTAAGTTTTTTCAATCAATTTAAAATTTAACTTATCAAACTTAATATTTGTTTTATCATTAGCTAATTGAGCCATTAAGACCCTATCAATTTTATTATCTTGTTTTAATTTTGTAAATTCATCTTTATACATTTTAAACATTCTATAAAATGCAGATGATGTTCTTTTATCTTTATGAACCCATGTAACAATTGTTACAAGTTCATTCATTGCAGTAAATACATTACCATTTATTAAACCCATAATGCATCCTATTATTTTATTATTATCTTTTGCAATAATAATTTTACCATTTTGCATACATAAATTTATTAAACTTTCATAGTATTGATCAGTTACAATTAAACCTTTTACATGAAAATCAGGAAATTCTTTTACCGCTTCAACTATTTCTTTTATACCATCTTTAATATCTTCTTTACTAGCTATTCTTATATTCATATTTATTCTCCATTATTCTTGACCAAATTTAGGATTAAATGTTGCCATTGCTGACACAAATTCCATAGATCTATCACCTGCAGAAGTTTTTTTAAAAGAACTATCAGATGTAAATCTACCGTTTGTACTATCTAATATAGTACCTAATATGTTTTTACATTCTAAACTTATTTTAATTTTACCAAACTCTTGATTCTCTTCATTAACAGAATGAGAATATATTACACCCTTCCATTTTATATAAACACCAGTATATGGATATTCAGTAGCTTCATTAACTGAATCAGAATCATCATTCATCCAACCTTGCCATATAGTTACTATACCACCAATACCATTATAATTTTTTAAAACAGGAATTATTGTATTTGGAACACCATTTAATTCTATAGTTATTTGATTTGTTTTAACATCTTTTGTTTCTTCAACAGCAGTTAAATTTAAAACTCCTGCACCAGGATAAAATGTGTGATAATTAGAATCATAATAAAATTCTAACCTTTTTGAAGATGTATTTAAATGTAAAGCATTTTTAATATCACTATCAGGTTGTATTGCTATAAGCTGTATAGGATATCCACCTTCAGATGCTGTATAATTATTACTAATACTTCTAACCATTATAATACCTCCTGAAATTCGAATTTATCATATTTATATAAATTTTCTGTTTCATTTTTAGGTATAATAGTTACAGCAGGTTTTTTAGTTAACATTAATTTTAAATTAACATCAGGGCCAGTTTTAACTGTAGTAAAATTAGCAATATTTAAAGTGCTTGTTTGATAAGTATCAAGTAGCTGAATAAGACCTGTTGTAGTTGTAGTAGTCGCAGTATTTAAATGTCTTTGAATTGTATTACTTCCTGAAGCATTACTCCAAGCAGATCCAACACTTGCATTAAAAGATGTATCAAAATCAATAAAAGCTATATTTAAAATTGGATCAACAAAAATACTTAATATTCTTTGAACATCACTAGTTGATACTAAGCTACTAGTAGGTTGTAAATAATCTCCAACATTATATGTTTCTATTGGATTATCTATTTCAATTTGATTTGAAGAAGGATGAACAGCTTGAACTACATCTCTTAATTTTGTAATAGGATTATAATTAACTGCAACAGGGCCAGTTGAGGTAGTTAATTCCATTGTTATATCTCCATACTCAGGCCCAAATTGTAAAGTAAAATAACCTACATGATCAGTTTCAGTTTCACCAAAAACTTCGGGAAAAGCAGCTGTAGGAGAAGTTACTTGTTTAATAATATTATGTGTTTTTAATACATGTGTAGAATTTGTAGCTAATATTGTATTGTTAATATAGTTATAAATTTGTAAAGCATTTTGTAAATAAGAAGGCAAAACAATTGTTACATCATTACCATTTCTATCTTTTAAAGTTGTACCATCAGAATTTTTAAAAGTAATTAAACCATTTCTGTATGGATTTGTTATAGTTTGTAAAACTGTTTCATTAGTTAATGTAGCACCAGTATAAGATACTGTAGTTAATTGAACTCTTACATTTGGTAATTTAAATACAAAAAGAAATTTATCATTTGGAGGCCCAACACCTGTAGATGAAACACCAGATACAACTTGTGTTAATTTATTATTTTGGTCTGCTCTAGATTGAGATATATTTGCAAACGGCCCAGAAGTACCGCCTATACCATTAGCACAAGCATCTAAATAACTTGCAATATCAGTAACTGTAAATAATCCTGGCGGAATATGTACAATTGCTTGAGTACCATCAGTATATTGATATGGTGTATTTGTACCTGCATTTACAAATGTAAATATACCTGTAGGAAATACAGCAGGAGGAGTAGGATTTGAAAATGTACCATCATCAAAATCATATTCAACCATTTCTGCATTATCGCCTTTACCATTAACAATATAAAATGAATTAGTATAACCACTTGATGCAGAACCATTATATCCTATAGCAGATAATAATGGTGTAGATAATCTAACTTTACATGTTCCACCACTACTTGATCTAAAAT